ACAAGGTTGAGCGCGATGCTGCTTTGGCTCGTGCAGCGATGACGCTGGATCGTGAACGGTCTATGGCTGCTATTGAGAAGAGCCGAATGGACATGACTGCGGACGCCGCTGGTGCTCGTTCTGCTATTCGTTTTGAAATGGAGCGGATGCGGGCAGAGCTTGATAAGCGACTCTACCTTTTAGAGCAGAGAAAATGATCACCTCTAAGGTGATCCTCATAGCTTGGATGCTTGATGTTCAAACTACGAATGTCATGTACTTCATGCCAATCATGGTGATGCAAGATGATGCAACGTGTCAAAGAGCTTTAGTTGACCTTAAAGAAACTCACAAGCGAGGGTATTCATACAATCTCGCAATTCGTGGCGCGTGTATTCCGGCGGACATAGGGGGATAGAATGGATATTATGAAAGCGGTCGGGCCCCTGCTTGGGCAGATAGCACCGACTATCGCGACGGCTCTTGGTGGTCCATTGGCCGGTCTTGCCACAAAGACCCTTTCCAATGTCCTTCTTGGCACGGAAGACGGCACTGAGGCCGACATTGCTAAAGCCATGCAGAGCGCCACGCCCGATCAGCTTGCTGCCATCAAGCAGATTGATGCTGACTTTAAGGTCCGCATGGCGGAGCTTGAGATTGATCTTGAGCGGATCACGGCAAAAGACCGTGACAGCGCCCGCAACCGCGAAATCCAAACTGGCGACCATACGCCAAAGATTTTGGCGGCTGCCATTACCGTTGGCTTCTTTGGCATCCTCTTTTGGATGTTCGTGTACGGTGTCCCCAAGAACGGAAACGAAGCTTTGCTCTTGATGCTTGGCGCTCTTCAGACCGCATTTACCGGCGTTATCGCCTACTATTTTGGCTCGTCCGCTGGCTCAAAAGCCAAGACGGATGTGCTTGCTGCAAAGGAAAATGGCAAATGAAAGAGAACTGGGAAAACGCTTTCGCCGCCGTTCTGAAGCACGAGGGTGGCTACGTTAATCACCCAAAAGATCCGGGCGGCATGACAAACTTGGGCGTGACCAAGCGCGCTTGGGAGGCTTATGTTGATCGTGATGTCACCGAAGCCGAAATGCGGGCTCTGACCCCAGAAGTCGTTAAACCGTTCTATAAAAAAATGTACTGGGACAAGATCAGGGGTGACGACCTTCCATCCGGCGTGGACTACGCAGCCTACGATCTTGCTGTGAACAGCGGCACGGGCAGGGCCGCCAAGTATCTTCAGGAGATTGCTGGCGTCCCGGCTGATGGGGTTATTGGCCCTAAAAGCATCGCCGCCATTCAGGCTTGCCCGGCAGACGAGACGGTAGATGCCCTTTGCGGAATGCGGTTGGATTTTCTGAAGCGTCTGCCGACGTGGGACACCTTTGGCAAAGGGTGGGGCCGCCGCGTGGCTGATGTAGAAGAGAAGGCTGCGGCTATGGCAAAAAATGCCTGATCGCGGTATAACAAGGGCATGGCGGAGTTTCCGAGATGACCACAGGTTTGACATATAACACCTATGTGCAACAAATTTGCACGATGGCTGTCCTGCAGTGGCAGGAAGTTAGCGGTGTTGTGTATCCTGTTGATTATCCTGCGGAACCAACCAATCTGCAGTACAACCCAAGTCAAATCCTTTTCCCGCAGATGATCACTTATGCGGAAAACCGCATCTACAGGGATTTGGACTTTCTGTTTACGTCCGTTTCCACGACGGCGTATGGCCTTTCGGCTGGCAATAGGCAGATCGTGGTTCCGGCTGGTACTTTTGTCGTCCCTGAGCAAATCAATCTGATTACGCCCTCTGGGACTACCGACCCGAACGCTGGAACCCGTGTTCCGCTCCTGCCAACAACCAAAGAGTTCTTGGATCAGGTGTACGGCTCCGCCCTATCGGCCAATTGGGGCGAGCCCAAGTATTTTGCGCCATTCGGTGACTTTACCTTCCTCGTCGGGCCTTTCCCGGCGCTGAACTACACCTGCGAAATCGTCGCAACTTTCCGCCCTAATAGTTTGTCTGCCGCAAACACAACGACATTCATCAGCTTGTATTTGCCGGAAATCTTCATCATGGCGTCGATGATTTACATCAGCGCCTACCAGCGCAACTTCGGCCGCGCCAATGACGACCCGCAAATGGCTATGACATACGAGAGCCAGTATCAGGCGCTCCTCAAGTCGGCCATGATGGAAGAGAACCGCAAGAAATTCGAGGCTGCGGCGTGGTCCTCGCAGTCGCCATCGACGGCCGCCACACCGACGCGGGGCTAAAACATGCCGCATCAGGCCCTCAAGCTTATCGCTGGTGTTGATCAAAACAAGACGCCGACCCTCAATGAGGCGGCGATCTCGTTTTCAGAACTCATTCGCTTTGTTCCCGATCGGAACAACCTCGGCCTCGTTCAGAAGCTTGGCGGCTGGACGCAATTCTTTACGAACCCGATCAACAGCGTGGTCCGTTGCCTTCTCGCGTGGGAGGACATTAACGGGCAGGCGTGGCTTGGCATTGGGGCCGAGGCTGCGCTGAACGTCATCACCGGGGGCGGCCTCAAAGACATTACACCTCAAACAACTACAGCCAACCCCGCCGTTGCCTTCTCGACCGTTTTTACTCCGACGCCAAGCTCGATCGTCACTGTCACGGCCGCTGGTAGTAGCTTGGATGTTTACGATGCAGTGGACATTCAAACACAAGTCAGTGTTGGCGGCCTTGTGCTTTTTGGCGTCTACCCTGTCACGCCAGTCAGCTCCAGCCAATTTCAAATTGTTGCAAGAGACGCCGAAGGGCTTCCGGTTAATGCAACATCAGACGTCACCAACGGCGGGTCTGTCGCCTCTTTTGCTACGACACTTAATTCTGCTTCTGTCGCTGTGACGCTTGCCGACCACGGCCTTTCGTTGGGCAGCACGTTTCCAATTCTTGTTGAGACAACAATTGGCAATGTTGTTCTTTCAGGGAACTATATTGTCACGTCCATTACCTCATCTAGTGTTTTTAATTTTACGGCGGGAACGTCAGCTGCTGCAACACCTTCGGCAAGCGCGAGCGGTGACGGCACCACTGCAACTCTAACCTACTCCACGGGATACACTATCCCAGTTGGCAGCACGATCATCGTCGCTGGCATCACTCCCGCTGGATATAACGGAACATTCACCGTCACAGCATCCTCTGCTGGAAGCGTCTCATATGCCAATGCCACGACTGGTGCGCAAACAGTCGCAGGGACAATTTTTGTCAGTGTGGCAAAGGAAAACGGCGGCAATGCCCGTTTTGTTTACTACAATGGCATTGGCCCGCTGAATGCTAATTCGGGCTATGGCGTCGGCGGGTATGGTGCTGGCGGCTATGGGTCTGGCATTCCTCCGGCAGCCGGTACTGGCACACCAATAACGGGAATTGCCGACTGGACACTCGACAATTGGGGCGAGACACTTATTGCTTGCCCCTTCGGTGGCGGCATTTACGAGTGGTCTCCGACAACCAATAACCCTGTCGCAACGCTTATTCCGCAGGCCCCGATCGTAAATGAGGGCGCGTTTGTTGCCATGCCGCAGCGTCAGATTGTTGCGTGGGGATCCACATTTAATGGCATTGAAGACCCGCTGCTCATTCGTTGGTGCGACGTCGAAAATTACAATTCTTGGATTGGCCAAATTACCAATCAGGCTGGCTCGTATCGCATCCCAAAAGGCTCACGCATCCTTCAGTGCATTCAAGGCCCGCAGCAGGGCCTGATTTGGACTGACCTTGGGTTCTGGGCCATGCAATACGTCGGCCAGCCCTACGTCTATCAGTTCAACGAACTTGGCACTGGCTGTGGCCTCATTGGCCGCAAGGCTGCGGGGTCGATGGGCGGCGTCGTCTACTGGATGGGCCAGAGCCAATTCTTCAGATTTGCCGGTCAGGGCGTCGAGCCAATCATGTGCCCCATCTGGGACGTGATCTTCCAAGACCTCGACAGGAATAATCTCGACAAAATACGCATTGCCCCAAACTCGCGCTTCAACGAGATTTCATGGTTTTATCCGACCATGAGCAATGGCGGCGAGATTAACGCCTATGCGAAATACAACATTGGGCTGAACCAGTGGGACTACGGCACCCTGTCTCGCACGGCGTGGATCAATGAAAGTGTACTTGGGCCGCCGATTGGCGCTGGTATCCTGCCCGGCGGCACAAACAACTTTATCATTCAGCACGAGACGTCGCCCGACGGTATCAACGCGAGTAATGAGCCCGTGCCGATCGAGGCAAGCTTCCAGACAGGTTATTTTGTTCTGACGGAAGCAGACGTAAAAATGTTTATCGACCAGCTCTGGCCCGACATGAAGTGGGGATATTTTGGCGGGTCGCAAAATGCCACCGTCAAGCTCACCTTCTATGTGACTGACTATCCCGGACAGACCCCGTCTGCATATGGCCCCTACAGCCTCACGCAGGCGACAACCTACGTCACGCCTCGCTTCCGTGGCCGCCTAGTGTCGGTCAAGATAGAGAGCCAAGACATTGGGTCGTTCTGGCGTATTGGTAATATGCGCTACCGCATTCAGCAGGATGGGAAATACTGATGCCCGCGTCACTTGATGACATCCTAACTACTCAAAAAAACGGCGTTGTTGCGATCAACGGATTGAATGCTATTTTGAAGGGCATTCAGACTGCGATAGAGCAGATTGCGATCAATACGGCTCTGTCTCTTCCGTCGTTTATGTCGCCCACAGTTGCGGCCAGCACAACGCAGCTTATTGTTGCTGGTGATGGTCGTTTGTTCGCGGTCTCTATTCCAACCCATTCTGGCAGCAGTCAAATTAGGGTTTATGATAGCGCCACGACTGGCGGCATCGCGGCAACCAATCTTATTTTTCAAAGCTTGCCGTCCAATACAACTGGCTGGGTTACATATTACACAGTCAACCTTGCCTATACGAATGGCATTGTGATTGATACAGACGCATCAACTACATGCGCCGTCTCTTACACTCCGAACCCGTGAGGACACCATGCCCCTGAAGAAAGGTTCCTCGCAGAAGACGATCAGCTCTAACATTAGTGAGCTGGTCGAGACTGGCCGCCCGCAGAAGCAAGCAGTTGCGATCGCGCTCGACACGGCCCGCAAGGCAAAGGCCGGTGGCGGCATGTTGAAGAAGTCAGAAATGCCGCAGCAGGTGAGCAAGCTCCACATGGGGCCGATCCACAGCCCGGTGGCTGGCCGCACAGATCACCTGCCCATGCACGTCCCGTCTGGCGCTTATGTGCTTCCGGCCGACATTGTCTCCTCGCTTGGCGAAGGCAATACGATGGCTGGCTTCCGTGCCGTCAAGTTGATGTTCAAAAACGCTCCCCCAACCGCCCTTGCGACCGGCGGCCATGTGGGTAATCCGGTCCCGATCGTTGCGGCCGGTGGCGAATATGTGCTGTCTCCTGATGAGGTGATTTGGGCTGGCGGCGGAGATCTCGACGTCGGCCACCGTGCACTTGATCATTGGGTGAAGGCCACACGCGCCGAACTTATTAAAACGCTCCAGAAACTTCCGGGGCCGAAGAAAGACTGAGGGGTCTTAACATGCAGCCAGAATTGAAAGTTTGGGTCGGTAATCCCGAAGACGTCCACGACATCATGGACCTTGCGATGCAGGCTTGCGACGAAAATGGTTTTGTCGAGCCGAACCCGACCCGGCTCCTTGCTGAAATCTGGCCCGCCCTGAACCGTGAAAAGGGCATTGTTGGGCTTGTTGGCGTGCCCGGAGAAAAACCGCAGGGCGCTATCCTTTTGAGGATCTGCAACATCTGGTATAGTGATCAAGAGATCCTTGAGGAACGTGCCGTCTTTATTCACCCGGATTTCCGATCTGCGAAGGGGGGTCGTGCTCGGAAATTGTGTGACTTTAGCAAGAAGGTTGCTGATGAACTGGATTTGCCGCTCACGATCGGAGTGCTCTCTAGCAATAGAACGAAGGGCAAAATCCGCATGTATGAGCGCATTTTTGGTGAGCCGTCAGGAGCCTATTTCCTCTACGGAACCCGCACCGGGGCTTGGAAACAAGCCGCCGAATAAAGATTGAGGTAAGGCTATGGGTGGCGGCAAGGGCACAACACAAACCACGCAAAAGATGGAAATCCCGCCAGAGGTTATGGCGCGGTACAATGCCGTCAATGCGAGGGCAGAAAACGTTGCCCAGCAGCCATTTCAGGCTTACAGCAACGATCCGAATGCATTCGTTGCGCCCCTGAACGCCACACAACAGGCCGGTATTCAGAACACGAATATGATGGCCGGAGCCGCGCAGCCGTTCTACCAGAACGCCGCCGGGTTGACGGCTGCAGGTGCCCAGAATGTTAATCCGCAGGCCCTGAACATCAACCAGTTTTACAATCCGTACACGCAGGCCGTTGCGGATACGACGATGCAGGCCCTCCAGCAGCAGCAGGGCATGGAGCGTTCCAACCTCGTGAACCCGCAGACGGCCAAGTCTTTTGGCGGCGACCGTTCCGGCCTCGTGGCAGCCAACTTGGCCCGTCAGCAAAATATGGCTACGGCTCAGGCCATGGCCCCAATTTACCAGAAGGCCTTCACCGACTCCCTCAGTGCCGCCCAGCAGCAGCAAGGCGTTGGCCTTGCCGCAGAGCAGGCAAATGCCAATCGCGCCCTTCAGGCTGGCGCTCAGTTTGGTCAGCTCGGGACCGGCTATCAGCAGGCTGGCCTTGCCGGTGCTCAGGCCCAGCTCGCCGCCGGTCAGACCCAGCAGCAGACCAATCAGGCTGGCTTGCAGGCCCTTTACAATCAGTTTCAGCAGCAGCAGGCCTATCCGTTCCAGATTGCGCAGTTCCTCGCGAATATCGCGATGGGCACCGGCTCCCTGTCGGGCAACACCACATCTGGGACTATGGTTGGCGGCGGCGGCTTCTTCTCCGACGAGCGTCTCAAGGAAAACATCGAGAAGGTCGGCGAGACGAACGACGGCCAGAACATCTATCGCTACAATTACAAGGGCGACCCCCGCACGCAGATCGGCCTGCTCGCGCAGGAAGTGGCGCAGGATCACCCCGACGCTGTCGGCAAGCGCGACGGCTATCTCACCGTCGATTACCGTGACGCCACGGACGACGCCGTTCGCGATCGTAAGGCAGACGGCGGCGCTGAAAACGGCATGGCCGCCTATAACATCAATGCCCCGAGCGCCATGCTGAAGCCCATGCAGGGCCTGAGCCCCATGATGGCTCCGGGCGCTATGGTTAGCCCCATTCAGGCTGGCCTTGGAGCCATTAATTTCCCCAAGATGGCTGGCGGCGCTGACACCCCGATCCAGCCCGGCGCGATTAATCCTGCTGCTCAGGGCCTTCTTGCCCCGAAGGCGACAGGCTTTTCGCTTGGGTCCAAGGCTGCGGCTGAGGCAGAGCTTGCCACCCTGAAGGGTGCCGACCTTAAGAAATCTCAGTCAGGCCAAGAGTACTTTGACTACAAGAAAAATGCTCTTGAAGACTTCCTTTCTGACTACAACAAGGGCCTCTCCTCGCAGGGCGGCCTCGTGTCTGGCCCCGGCGCGTTCTCTCGCGGCGGCTATGCCGAGGCTGGCTATGTGAACCCGGCTCTGGCCTTCTACGGCTCCGACAAGAAGCCCGGCCTCGGCTCGGGCGGCCCGTATGGTGCCCTCACGCCGCTCGGCCAGTTCCAATTGGCCCGTGGCCCGGAACTGAAGTTCCCGCAGCAGAGGAGCGGCGTCGAGCAGGCCAATCAGATCGCGAACCTGACGACAAAGGGCTACGAGCTTTACAAGAACCGCCCCGAGTGGATGGGTGGCAAGCCGTCTGAAACGACCACGTCAAAGGGCGACCCTGCCGTAAAAACTCCTACCCCCCCGGCTCAGGGCGGCACATCGACTGTTGAAAAAACTGTCCAGCGCGTTTCTGACGCAAGCATTGACCCCGAGGTCATGCGCAGCTTTGATCCGTCTCTTGGTGCAACACTCGCCGCTCGCGGCGGCCTGATTGGCCGCCATTCCTTTTCGGGTGAAGGCTATGTGGGCTTGGGAGATAGCCCGTACGGAAGCCCAGAGAAGGAAAAGGAGAAGGACGAAGGCAGCGGGCCTCAGGCTCCGAACAATAGCTCGGCACTGGGCAGCGCGCTGACCACGGATCTTCAAAAGTACACGATGGCAACGCCCGGCAAGATGGACATGCCTCAGCAGTCCAGTGGCTTGCAGGATGCGTCGAAGGCCGTCGGCCTTGCCTCCGCCGGTAAGAACTTGATGGGAATGTTTGGCAAGCTTGGCGGCGCAGGTGCGGCTGGCGCTGGCGCTGCAGGCGCAGGTGCTGGTGCCGCTGGTGCAGGTGCTGCCGGTGCTGCAGGCGCTGGTGCCGCTGGTGCGGCTGGTGCCGCTGGTGCTAGTGGCTTGCTTGGCACGCTCGGCTCTATTGCGGGTACTGCTGGTAGTGCCGTTTCGTCTATTCTTCCATTCCTTGCGCTCCTGTCTGACCGCCGCATGAAGCACGACGTCGAGCGCGTTGGTCGCCTGAATGACGGCCAGCCCGTCTATCGCTTCAAGTATGACGGCGACGACAGGACGCGCATGGGCCTCATGGCTCAGGACGTTGAGAAGTATCACCCCGAGGCCGTGAAGGGTCTCGGCGGCGTGAAGATGGTGGACTATGCGATGGCAACAGACGATGCCGCTGGCCTCGCCCCCCGTCAGCGTTTCCAGCAGGCTGGCCCTGTTGCAGACGTGGACGAGAACGGTCGCCCGATCGTGCGCGAAGCTCCTCCGGCACGCACCGAGCCGCCTGCGCCCGTTCCGCCGCGCGAGATCCCGGCCAAGCCCCGCACAGAAGAGGCTCCCCGCCGTTCGTTCTCAATTCCTGACGTGGTCGGTGATGCGGCCAGCGGGATTGGCAAAGCTGCGAGCGGACTTGGCAGCCTGTTCAAAGAAAAGGACGAGACGTTCTGGGTTCCGGCAATTGCTGGCCTTGGTTCCATGCTCGCGTCTCGCAACCCGACGCTTTTCGGTGCAATCGGCGAGGGCCTCGTCGGTGGCACAAGCGCCTACACCAGCCTGCAGAAGCAGACTGCCGACCAGCTCAAGCAGCGTTTTGATATTGCCAAGAGCGTTTTCAAAGGCCCGACCCTTAACACGAAGGGTCAGTGGGTCTGGGAAGATACGCGCGACGGCGCAATGCTTACTCAGGACGAATATCAGAGCCGCATGAGGTCGTTCCTCGGTGGCGCTGGCGTTTCTTCGACAGCACTTCCCGCTGCGCCTGCGGCGACATCTGCCGCCGCCCCTAAAAGAGAAGAGCCTGCTGCCGTCACAACTGCCCGCACGGTCGTAGAGCAGCCAGCGCCTCAGCGTGAGCCCGCCGCACGTCCTGCCGCTGTTACGCCTCCTGCTACCGCTCCCGTCGTTGCAGAAGAAGAGCGCCGCGAGCCTCCTGCTGCTACTGCAACTCCTGCAGTACCCAGCGAAGGGACAAGGCCGCAGTCCGTCCTTGAGATGCGCCAGCGCGCTCTTGAGAATGACGCTCTTTGGAGGAACACGGACCCGTCTCGCAATCCTCGTGTCCTGCTCCCGCAGGTCAATTCCCTTGATCAAACGATTAAGAAACTTGAGGAAGACGCCGCAGAGGCAAATCGCCTTGCCGCGATTGCGAGCGAACGTAATCCTGAGCAGGGCCGCGTTTATCAGGGTCAGGCAACAAACTTCCTTGGTCAGGCGGAGCGCCTGCGCAAGGAGCGCGACGAGAAGATGACCGCCGCGCAGAAGTCGATCGACGACGCCATTGCACTTGACGTCAAGGCAGCAGAGGCCCGCACGGCCAAAGACGTCGAGCGCGAATATACTGAAGAGTACGACCCTCTCACGGGCGCAAAGGTTCAAATGCCGCCCGGCCAAAGGCTCCCGCGTCCGACGGCACCTGAGCCGACAGAAGAGCAGAGGAATGCTCCGAGGGTTGCAACGGTCGATGAAAAGACAGGCCAGCTTGTTCTGGCACGTCCGATTGCACCAGCAAATGGCGGACGCCTCGTTCCAAACTTGCCCGAAGGGGCAAGGATAACGAGCATGCCTAAAGAGGCCGAAGACCAAATGGCGATCGACCAACAGTTCATGAAGGACTTTTTGGAGAAAGCCCCGGACGTCAGCAAGGCGCGCGAGCGTTACGCTGCTCTGGTCAGTGCATTCAAGCTCTTCGAGAGCGGTAGCACCGCAGGTATACGCGGCGGGTGGGCTGCAATTGCTCAGACATTCGGGTTGCCTGACATTGCTCAAAAGATTGCAATCGGTGACCCAGAAGGCATCCAATGGGTTGAGAAGATTGGCCCGAACCTTGTCCTTGCAGATCTGAAGGCGGCGACGCCTCGCTTCGCTCAGTCGGAGTTCATGACGCTGCAAGACAAGGGCACGCCCGAGCCAAACAAGCTGCCGAGGGTCAATTTCCAGATGGTTAAAGAGGGACTTGCGTCGCTCAATCGCGCTGACGCATTTATGCAGGCTTGGCAGCGCGCGTCACAAGAAGAAGGCTGGCGCAGCCCGTCGGCATATTATGCCGTCTGGTCGAAGGCTAACCCGAATGATGTGTTCCTGCGCGCAGCAGAACGTCAGATGGGCAACTTCGCTGGCATGCCGTTGCCGAAGGCCGAAGAGTGGACGCCGGGCGCAATCTACGTTGTCCCACCTAACCTTGCGGGTGAGCAGCGTACATTCTTTGAGAAGCGCGGCTTGAAGGCTGGCGACACATTCCAGTATGGTGGCTCAGATGCTCCGCCGGATCGTGTCGTTGTTCCGATACCGAAGCAGCAGCTCTACTCCATTCCGTCGATGAGGCAGTGATATGAGCCAGCAAGAGATTGAAAGCCTCTTCGGCGGCTCTGCTCCGGCAGCGGCAGATAAAAAAACTGTTGCACCAACAACGTCTGCAGAACTGAGCCAAACATTTCCTCAAGGATCTCAAGAAGTCGGCGGTTCAATGTATACCGCCATTCAATTTCCGTCCGGCTTCAATGCGGCCGCGATGAAGCTGATTGGCATGCCCGTTGACATCGTCAACTGGGGCTTCAGGAAGGTTGGCCTCCCTGTTTCTGAAAAGCCTTTCATGGGCGAAGACTTTCTCCGCGAGCAGGCGGCAAAGATTGGCATCGAGCCGGACAAGTATCCGGCCCGCAATCTCACGGAGAAGGTTGTTCGCGCAGGCGGCGAGGCCGCTGGCTATGCGCTCCTTCCGCAGGCCGGTCTTGAGGCGACTGCGAGCCGCGTCATGGGCGCAATCCCGAAGGCCCCTGCGGGCATCACGGCCCGTGAAACTGCTGAGAAAGTCTTTGGCGCAAGCAGGCCGGGTTCTCTTGCCGCGACTGGCGCTAACATTGCCACCAACGTCGGCGGCGGTGCTGGCGCTGAATTGGCAATGGAGATGGTGCCTGAACGCTTTAAGACCCTCGCCGGTATGGCGGGCGGTATTACTGGCGCAGGATTGACGCAGCTCGGCGTCGAGGGCGCAAAGACATTCCCGAAGATGGGACGTGCCGCCTTTGAGTATCTGCAGCCAATCTTCGACCCTAAAAAGGCGGCAGCGCAGCAGTTCGCCGAAGGCGTTGGCAGCCGCAATCGCATGCTCGACATCATTGAGAACGAGCAGCAAGAGCTGGTCCCCGGATCTAGGCCGACAACATTCGAGCTGACTGGCGACACCGCCACGGGCCAAATGCAGCGTCAGGCCGAGACACGCACGCCCGAGAAATTTCTTGAACGTCGCGGCGAGCAGGCTACGGCTCGGCAGGAGGCCCTCGAAGGCGTAGCCCCGACCGGCTCGCCATTAGAAGTTCCTAAATTTTTCCGCCAAGGTCTGGACGCGATCGAGGCCCGTGAGAATGAAATCATTCAGCGTGCAGAGCAGCGTGCCCGTGACGCTATTGAGCGCATGGGCGGCGAAGGCACACCCGAAGAATACGGACGTCTTCTTCGTCAATTCACGCAGGAGGCGAAAGATGCAGCCAATAAAGAACGCCGTGAACTTTATTCGGCAATTGACCCTCAAGGCACACTTAACATCGTTTCTCGCGACGTGCGTGGGGCTGCTGACCGCATTGCGGCAGAGGCTGGCGCAGATCTGGCACGGCCTCTCGAAGGTGAAGTGGCCGCGATCGTAAATGCCGCTCGGGGCATTGGCGACGTCATCCCGTTTGCAAGCATGCGTGCCCTCGACACACGCATAGGCGACGCCATGCGCGCGGAACTTCGCACAAACGGCGAGACAAACACCTATCGCCAGCTTGTTCAGATGAAGAACAGCGTCGCCAATGCAATTGATGACGCTGTCGAAAATCAGATCAAGTATGAAGCGGACACTGCTCTTGCTGGCAAGACGGTGACTGAAGGCACGCTTGAGCCGAACTTGACGCCTGAAGCGATCAAAAGCCTTGAGGACGCGAAGGCCGCAAACAAGGAATATATTGAAACATTCCGTCAGGGGCCTGTTGGCGAGGCGCTCCGCCCCGGCCAAAGCCGTGGCCAGTACAAGCTTGCATTTGACGCGCAGGTAGGCCCGAAGTTCTTCCGCGCTGGCGACACCGGCTTCGAGACGGCTCAGGGCTTCATGAAGGCCGTTGGCGACGACAAGCGCGCCATGGACACAATGAACGACTATATTGTCTCCCGCGCCTTCAATGAGACCAGAGATCCCAAGACCGGACTTGTGGATCCTAAGAAGTTTGACGCTTGGGTGGACAAGCACGACAGCGCGCTCCGCGCCTTCCCCGACGTCGCCGACAAGCTTTCGTCAGCCGTGAAGATGTCTGAGGCGGCAATCGATATTGCTGCCCGCTCGCGCGCCACCATCGAGACCGCGCAGAAGAGTGAAGTCAGCAAGCTTATTGGTGCTGCAGACGACCAGTCCGTCTCTCAGGCAATCGGGAACATCTTCCGCCAGCCAAATGCGCAGCGCACTATGCGCAATTTGGCAGAAGCTGCAGCAGCAAGTCCTGACGCGGCTGCTGGACTTCAGCGCGCCGTGGCGGACCACATCCGCCAGCGTTTCATCTCGACCGCAGAGGCTGGGACGTCTGATGCCAATCTGATCAACTCCGCCAGCTTCCAGAAATTTGTTCGCGACAATCGCAGGACGCTTGAGCAGGTCTTTGACAAAGATCAGGTCAATGCCATGCAGGCGCTGGCCGACGACTTGAACCGCAGCGCGCGTTCGACGACCGGCAGTGCGCTTCCGGGCCGCTCGACGACTGCTCAGGACATCACGCCGACGATCGCGAAAGGCAAGTCCTATTGGGACGGCCTCGTGCGCGGCGCTGGAACTCTTTTGGCCCCAATTATCGGCGGTGGCGCTACTAGTGCCGCTGCTGGCCCTGTGGCTGGTGTGGCTGCGTTTGGCACGCTTGTCGGAGCCAATATCATTGGCAGCATGCGTGCGGCTGGCATGCAGAAGGTCGATGACCTCATCACCGACGCGCTCCTGAACCCAACTCTGGCCCGTGAGTTACTCCGTGCGGCACCCCGCAAGGACACGCCGGAGGCCGCGCGCAGTCTGTCTGAGGCCATTGCGAACACGGTCCTCACGGGCGCAAAGCAGCCCGTCCAGACAATGGGTCCGCTGACGATCTACGGCCCCGGCGACCGCACGGGCCGCGCGTCTGGCGGCGCTGTTAACCTGATGGCGCTGTCGAAGGCCGCCAAGAAGCAAGTCACGCAAGTCACCGAGCCTCTCCTGAACGAGAGCGACGACACTGTCGCCCACGCTCTTGAGATCGCCAACAAGCAAATCTGAGGAGCGGCTGATGGCTACGCCAACAACCAATAAAAGCATTACAAAGCCTGTCTATAACGAATATGCCTCAGAACCGACGGGCTGGTCTGGGCCGATCAACACAAACTGGGACGTGATCGACGCGGCCTTTGGCGGCTTTGTCATTAAAAACCCGACTGGATTGTCTGGAACACAAGCCCTTGTGTTGGCCGACTATCAGAAGCTGATCATCATCATTGGCACGTCTCTTACCGGGACGGCCACGCTGACGGCCAACATCACTTATACAATTCCGGCTGGCGTTGGCGGAAACTGGATTATCTACAACAACACGACTGGCGCGTTTACGGTCACATTTGCGCTGGCTTCTGGCGGCGGCACGTCGGTTGTTCTGGGGCAAGGCACGCGCACCCTCCTCTTCTCGGACGGCACGAACGTCAATGTTGTCTCGGCAATCCCGCTCAATGACAGCATCACCGCCGCAATGCTCCAGACAGACAGCGTCACGACACCTAAAATTCAAAACGGTGCAGTGACGCTTCCCAAGATTGCCTCGTCCGCTCAAGCAACCTCAGCCGAGTATGTTGCGGGCAATCTCACGGCGTCCTTCAGCGGGTCCATTGGCGGCACGACATTGACGGTAACGTCTATTACAGCGCCCAATACCGTTGTCGTTGGCATGACGCTTTCGTCGGCGGGTGCTGGTTTCGTTGCTGGAACGACCATCACCGCTTTGTTGAGCGGGTCGGGCAGTGCTGGCAGCACTTACAGTGTAAGCGCGTCGCAGACTGTCTCGACGACAACATTTACTGGCACGACCAGCAACAAGATTATTCCTGTTTTTTCGGCGTGGGACTCGGCTGCCGTCGTGCCTCTGACTGACGCGGCCCAGATCACTCCCGACTTCGCAAGGGGCTACAATTTTTCTGTCACGATCGCGGCCAACCGCCAGTTAATGAACCCGTCAAACCCTAAGCTCGGCCAGAGCGGTTTGATACAGGTAACCTGCGGGGCTCCTGCCACGACCACATTTACTGGCACAATCGACAATACGGCTGGCACGCCCGCCGCTGGCACGACCCTGACGGTTACCGGCGCTTCGTCCTCAACGCTTACAATTGGCACTGTAATTACCGGGGGCACCGTAGCCGCCGGGACAACCATTACTGCCTTTGGCACGGGCTCGGGCGGCAACGGGACATACACTGTGAATACGTCTCAGCTTGTCACTTCATCATCCCTAGTCGGAACAACGGGCCGCACACTGACTTACGACACGGCTTACAAATTCCCCGGAGGAGTTGCGCCAGCATTGGATACGACGTCTGGACGATTGAATATCCTGACATATTCGGTTTACCAGACGTCTCCCCTCAGCATCGTTGTAAGCTGCCTCAGCGGAGTTCGTTGATATGCTGCCGGGTATCTCCAACGCCGCATTGCTGGGTGCTGGGGCAGTAAGCCCCGGAACGCAGACGTTCTCGACGGCCGGATCATTTTCTTTTGTCGTCCCCAACTACAACACGATCACCTTCACGCTGAATGGTGCCGGTGGTGGTGGTGGTGGTTCGCAGGGTAATGACGGGTACAGCGGAACGGCGGGAACGGCCGGTGGAGACACCAGAGTTTCATTTGGCGCAAACACCTTGAATGCTGGCGGTGGTCGCGGTGGCGGCGTCGGTCTTTATCGCGGCAACAATGGCGCGGGTGGTGCTGGCGGCATTGCCTCTGGCGGCTCTATAAATACGAACGGCAATCCGGGAACGACAGGCTTCAACAATTCCAACGGCGGATCGTCTCCAAATGGCGGTGCTGGTGGCGTGGGGGCAAACCGTGCCCAAGCCACGCCGGGAGAGGCACCCGGCGGTGGCGGCGGTGCCCCTTACCTTTTTTCTGGTGGTAGCTCTTCCTTCACCCAGTCCGGCGGCGGCGGTGGTGGCGGCGGATATGTCTTTGCAAGCTTCACTGCGGGGTTAGGCCCGTTGCCGGGGTCAACAATCACATTGGTTGTAGGGGCTGCTGGTGCTGCTGGCGCGGTGTCTCTTGGAACTCCGGGGCCGGGCGCTGCCGGTAGAATTATCGTAACAGTAGCCTAGCTCTGCTTATTTATAGGGATGTAGCAGAGCTTGTAGTGCTCTTTGCAATATGACCGCTTGGCGACTGGCTCGCCGCAAAAGAGAGTGCCGAGATCCTCGTCGCTCCCGGTGACGTACCGGCACGAGTTATAGCGCAGGTCCATGATCGTCACCTTTGGCTTCGCGCGAAGCTCCACCCTGCCGCTGATGCGCAGCGTGTAGACGTGATGGCTGACCTCTTTTTTAGAGAGGCCAACCTCAATTGAAATCTGGGAAAACGACAGGCCGCCTACCCAGAGTTCCAGTATTTTGTTGATTGCATCGCCGCCGCCGTGCATCTTCATCAAGCCCGTTAGTTATCCAAAGTCGCTAAAGGGCTGACGAAACTAGACTGGGCTCATCGAGAGTAGCGGTACGCTCGGTGAGCCTTTTTTCATGCGTCTTAATCGCGTGCAGTATCGTCGTGTGGTCCTTGTGGCCAAGAAGCTTTCCGATCTGCTGCAATGTCAGGCCGCGCTCCATGCGCAGGCGGTATGCCGCCTCCTGACGTGCCAGAACATACATCTGCTTGCGTGACGTCCCCTTGATGTCCGCAAAGCTCACGCCGTGGCTTTTGGCGACGCGGTAGATGATCTGGTCGGGCGGATTGATAAAGGTGGGCTCTTTAAATTCGATCACTACGGGCTTAGGCGGCGGCTCAAAGCTCTTCTCTTGTTTAAATTTTGATGTGTCGCTGATGCGCGCACGAACTGCGCGGTAGTGGGCATGCAATTCTTCCAGCGTTTGCATTGATTGGCTCCCTAAAGAAAAAGTGGGCGCTTTCGCGCCCACCGTCAGTTCTTCTTGTCCATTTGTTCCATGGCCTCTTTGGCCGCGTCGAAATTGTTCTCAATCAACTTGCGGACGTCGCTCACATAGGCGTCGAGGCCGTCGAGTGCCGCCTCCTTAGTGCGAGCCCCTCCGAACAAGAGGCCAGCAAGCAGGTTCGTGTTGAACGTGGCGAGCGTGCTGATGTTCTCGTAGGGGTCGCCATTCGGGATGGCGTCGAGCAGCGCGACGGCCAGATGGCGCAGGCCCTCGTCGGTAAGTTCTATTTCGTTGCCCTTTGTGTCTTCGTCGTTCACTTGTTCTCTCCGTCGTTCTGGACAGGCGCGAACTTGGCGGCCAGATCCTTGATCTCCTGCTCCATCTCAACGTCAAAAATCTTGACCGTCGGCTGCTTTGGCTGGGGCATCTGCACCGGCACGGGGACGTCGTCACGGACCTGCGCCGCCTCTGCCGCAAAGGCGAGGTAGTTGATGCCATCGAAGTAGTTGTCGGCCTTCTTGCGATCGGAGCGGATGCGGGCCAGCTTCAGGCAGTGGAGCATCATGTTTACCTGATAGGGCGTGATGTCCTCGCCCGTGATCGTGTTGTAGATGACGCAAACACGTTCAGCCGTGTCGTTCACGTCGCCATATTCCAAAGTGCGATCAGTAAAGATGGATGCGGATTTGGTGATGATGTCTGCATATTTCATTTTCACTCTCCTTAATTAATGCGCTTCATCAGATCATTGATGCGCTTCGACAAGTCACTGATCGCCTGATCAGTGGTAATCTTTTCCTTCTTCAGCTCAGTCAGGACGCGTTCCTGACTGGTCAGAAGGCCCGTAAAATCCCTGATAGACACTTCAATCTTCTTTTGAAGTGCCTGTCCTTTCTCAATTACGCCATTCATTTGCAGGACTTCCT